TTGCTAAGCCTTCGATGACTTTTGTGTTCCCGCCGCCCTGAAACTCACCTTCGCTCAAGATGATTGTTGTCCGAATAGTTTTCAGTTTCATGGTCAGTACCTCAGCCCTGCTGGCAATTCTTCGCCAGCGGGAACAAAGAGCAGGATAAACCGGTCATTAAACAGATGATAGTCCGGTTCTTCGTCGCCGCGCAGGTCGAGAAAATGCAGGGAGCCTGTAAAATAAGAGCTTGCCGCTCTTATGATACTGGCTCGATTTCTGCAGACCGCGCCCTGTGCGATAAGGTTATTACCAACATATAGGTCCATGTAAGTCGCGCCGAAGCGGTAATAGACCGATATGGTGCAGTTTTGACCGGCAAGCACGGCGCGCAGCTTTTGGGACGGGACCTGCTTCAATGGTATCTTTTGCATAAAATCCCCTCCTAAAACATATCTTTAAGATCGCGTAAAAAAGACCGGGGCTTACCACTTTCGCTCTCGGCCGTCGAGCTTTCGGAGCTGGACGGCGAGTAGGTTTGCGTCTCGCCAACATCTTCAGCACTTGCGCAGGAGCCGTCCGCTGCAGAGTCTGCTGACACTGCGGGCGGCTCCGGTTCAGTCACGCTGGATGTCGTAACAAAGGTCGGGACTTCCCGTACCTCTTTCAAGGTCAAATCGACGATTAGAACATTATGCCCGCTGTGATTATCTTTCCGATAATCGAAGCCCTGCAGCATAAGATTCTCATAAGAGGCGGATGGCGTGATAAGCGAAACCTTTTCTGTCCCCTTGCGCATCTCAGACAAGCGGTCGATGGCCGACTGGAGCTTAGACGGATAACCTTGTATCCCCAGTCTGACTTTGACGTCTAAAGGCTCAATAATGCGGTTATACGTTGCAAAGCTTGACTGTTCGATAGGCTCGCTTGGCAAGCTGGAGTCTTCGTTCACACTGATTTCGAGCATAGACTGGAACGCCACATCGCCATTTTCGCCCTTGACGATATACTGAGGCTTGCTGGCGAACAAGGATAGCAGCCCGTTTATGCCGAAGCCGCCGCTTGTTATCTTGCCGATTTTATCAACCCAATCATTACCGCCATAATCGACATTGGTGCTTGATGGGCCGCCGGGTAAGAAGTTGTTTATGTTCATCTAATCACCCGCCTCACAAAGAGCCGCCGTTTAACTGCTGATAGCCCGCAGCGCCCCACGCACTTCGCGTGAAATTCATCGGGCTGTCGGTCTTAACAGTAATCGGGCCGTTGATGTTATAACTAGAGCTGTTATTGTTAGTCGTGCTACTCCCGCTAGGCCAGCCAAGATAGCTCATATCAGCTTGACTATAAACATCACCAGCGCCAACCATGGCTTTGAGGTTCTGCCATTTCGTGATGGCCCAATCAATAGCGCCACCGATAACGCTGCGGATAGCCTCCGCGATGGCATTAATCGGAGCAAAGAGCGAATTAATCGCATCAAGCGCAGCGGTTTTAAATTCGTTCCACTTCTTGATTACCCAGTCAAGAGCCTCCTGGCATTTAGTCTGTACCCATTGCCAAGCTTCGGCGGCTTTGGTCTGAATCCAAGTCAGTATTTCAGATATGGAATCGCTAAGCCATTGCCAGCCTTCGGCGATAGTATCCTGTACCCATTGCCAAGTCTCGGCAATCGTGTTGGTAGCATTACTCCATCGTGTTTTTAGGTCTGCGGTAAACTGCGACCAACCGAGACGGAGGTTATCGATACCGCGAGCCATTGCCCGGAAAGGCGCCATGGCGTTGCGCTTGAAGTTTTCCCAGCCCTGCTTTAAGTTACGCATGAGTATCTGCCAGCGGTCTTTAATAAGCTGGAGTGCTGTGCTTGCATGGTCTTTCATGTCGCGCCATGCCTGACCGCTGGCAATGTATCCAAGCACAAACTTTAGGCGTTCCCAAAGCTGATTGAGGCTGTCTTTTATATCAGCAAAAACTTTTTTCGCATTTTCGCGGTCCCCGAAAAGCGCCTCCCAGAAGTCGTCGAGCGCCGACTCACCGCCGTCCATCCAGACGACCAAGTCTTCTATGACTGCTGCCAACGCTACAAGCGCAAGGATTACCCAAGTCATCGGATTGGCCAGCAGTGTACGGAAGAAGGTCAGGAAAGCGGGCAGGAGCATACCGAGCACCAGCGCAGATACCATCGCGAAGAATGCCTTAATAGCGGTTTGGTGCTTGCGCAGGTAGTTTACAAACTGGCCAATGTACTTAGTGACCATCGTAAAAGCAGGCAATACAGAGCGGAAAAGCACGCCCATAATGCCCATAAAGCCCTTTTTGAGCTTGCCCATTTCCACGCTATAGGCTTTTACTGCATCGGCATCTTCCTGCGTGTAGACGGCGTCTTCCTTCTTCTGCCGGATGAGGTCTTTCATACCATCGCGGCCCTGCTGCAGAAGCATGATGGTCGAAGGGTCAAGGCCAAGGGCAGCGCCGATGCCGCGGGCTTCATCAGGAGCCATTTGTTCCATGACACCGGCCAACTCCTCCAGAACTGCTAATGCATTGCGCTGGCGGCCGACTTCCCCCGCGTCAATTCCTAAAGACTGCAGGAGAGTACCCGCCCGCGATTTACCGATAGTCGCCATACGTGCCAGCTGGCCATTAAGCCCTCGTAATGTGCCTTCAAAGTCCTGAGCGCTGCCGCCGAATTTACCGATGGCGCCTGTCCAGCCCTGCACATCTTCGATTGACATCTTGAGCCGTTTAGACACGCCCCCCAATTCTGCCGCCTGTTCTTTCCAAGTGCTGAACGCCGAGCCAACAGAGAACGCGCCGACAATAGCTGCGCCAAAACCGGTAAAGATTTTAGAGACAGATGCAAATCCACCCTGAAGCGTAGATGTGATATTCTGCATGGAGCTTTTAACCGAATTCGTCACATCTTGCATGCCCTTCTTTGCTTCTTTGCCGTCAATGCCCAGCGTAATCATAAGCTCGTCTATGATTGTGGCCATTTACTCACCTCCATCACTCGTCGTTCATTGTAAGTATTGGTTAAATAAATCTCATAGAGATTCATCATGTCTTCATAGGAATATACAGTCTGAAGCTCGTAGAGAGTAGCAAGTTTGCTCGAAACCACTACTCCTACGATGCCCGGGACTGTCGGATAGGCTATCAGCCCTGTCGTTTTATTGTCAGCTGCGAGCCGGCGTTGAATCCGTCGAATTGCGTCTGACCGAGTTTTTGAAAAAAATTATTAGCTTTGAAAACCTCCGCCCGCAGCTTAAACAGCGTAATAGGAGACTCAATAAAGCCATCCACGTTATCAGGGGTCAACTGCGTTTCGATGCCGTCCGTCACGCGAGATACGCAGGACAGCATCTCATCGAGGAGCGCCTGTACTTTGTCATAAGGCTGTGAAGCCAAGGCGGCAAAGATGGCGCCGGGTTCTTCAAACATTTCAACCTTAGCATCAGCGCCAAGGAGCAAGAGAAGCTGGTAGAAAAAGCGCTCCCCTCTGGAAGCGCTCATCTGCCGGATTTTAAATTCTTTCTGTTCGCCGTCGTCATCGAGGCGGACAATACTTTCTTTACGCATGACTTACCCCTCCACGCTCTTTTTCTCGAAGTGGAAGGTCCAGCTCGTCGGGTCAAGTACCTTCTTGCCGTCCGGCAGGTCTTTTGCGGACTGCAGCACGCCGTTACTGTACGTGATGCGCTTGCCGATGGACGGCATGGAGATAACCATATTCACCTCATAGATGGTACGGTTCGTTTCCATGGCCTGTTTGAGCAGTGTGAGGAACTGGATAGACGGACTGCTGGCTTCAAGATGAATAGTCACCGTTTTGATGGTCGGCACTTGACCTGCCACCATCTTGCCGTCGATGCCGATACGGGTCTCTGCCACCTGGTCGTCTTCGCCTTCATAGCTCGTATCAGCACTGAACTGCTGGAGCGTAGTGCTGAAGAGGCTGCACTGCAAAGAGACCACCGCATTTGCGGAAGTAATATCCATGCTCATAGTTTAACCTCCCTTACAGAATAGCCGTGCTGGCTACTTCGATATGGTTAATCGAGCCGCCATACGTGTAGTAAACTGTGATGTTCGGGGACTGGCGGCCGACTCGGACTGCAGCGCCTGCGTCTTCAACCAAAACTGCGTAGCCGTTGGTGAAAAGCTCAGTGGTCAGGTCTCTGCCGGTCTCGTTGTAAACCTGCGCCTTCTGGCTTTCAGACATGACAACGCCGGCATCAATCGTGCCATTGTTCACTGCGCGATTAATGGGGTCCTGCAGCCAAGCGCGGATGAGCGCATAGCCTCTTTCGTTATACGGCACCCGGCCTGCCTGCGTGAGACCGTTCATCACGCTGACCTGCATAACGTTCTTAAACCAAACCGTATTGACGAAGGCATCAACGTAGCCATAGTCGCCGAACATTTTGGCATCGTAGAAGAAGGTGAAGTCATCGTTACGAGTAGCGAAGTTACCCATGAACGATACGCCCTTGGCAAGCAAGAGGTCTGCATCGGTCTGATTGGTAACAGTAGCTGCAACGCCATCAACCTTCTTGAATGCGTAGTTGATGGTTCCCTGATAGCGTTCCCAGTTCACGCTTGCAATCGAGCCAAGCAGGAACACAGCTACACTCACATTGTCATAGACAAGCGTAGTCGCGCCATACTCTGCGGCTTTAATCAGGTCGGCAATGGAAGTCGTGCTTCCCTGCACCAGTAATGCCGGGTCAGCCGTCCAGCCAATATACAGATACTCGATACCCTGCGAAGATGCCCAAGCGGAAAGACCAAGGTGCTCATCGTTTGTAGCAGCGTAGAGAGTCGTGAAACTTACCCAGTTCTGCGTCTGCTCTTTGATAAGAGCCATGTTCTCAGCCGGAGTCAGTGCATCGGAGCCCAAGGACACGACAGCGCCTTTGGCCTGCGTGAAGTTCAGCGCTTCGGCCAGCGTGCCGCTTGCGTAGGCGATGGTCTGTGCCGCACCCGTAGAAGGTCCGTTAATCTGGAAAGCGCCGGTAAGGCTGGAATACGTCACAGTCACGCCTGCAAGCTCAGCCTGCAGAGCCGTCTGAATAGCTGTGGCAACATCGCTGTAGCTAGTAGCTGCGGACAAGTCCACATCAGATACAGACACATCAGCGCCGTTAATCTCAACAGTCAACGTACCTGCAGTAATAAGCTTCAGTGCGGCAAGCGTGCCGGTATACTGAGCACCACGCAAGTATGCGCCAACAGCTTCTTTGACACGACGGCCAATCATCAGATGGCGCGGCTTGGCAAAGCTGTTGTTATAGCCGAGGAAGTAAATGCTGGCGGCCTTATATTCATCAGACTCGAGACCGAAGAAGTCACCGACAGTGTCGGCATTTGCGAACTGCAGCACGGGAGCCGAAAGCGGAATCAGCGGATTATCGGATAAGAGCAAGCCGTTAAACTCAAGGTCATTGCCGCCGGCGGTAATAAGCCGCGGATTAATGGCAACGATGTACGATGCAGGAATCGGCATTTGTAATCACTCCTTATATACAATATCAACGTTTTTAAGTTTTAATCCCGGTGGATTCGTGGGAGTCGCATCTTGCGGATTCGGCACGATTTCCACATTCTCAACCCAGGGGATCATATCCGTATTAGATACAGGAATACAGATGGACAGCGTGACGATCCAGCGCGGTATAAACTGGTGCGTATCATCGACTAGCGTTCCATCGATAGGGTCGCTGGCATAGAGCACGCGAATACCTGCGCCATTCTGCGCAAGCCACTCATTACACCTGCCCGCATAAGCAAAGGTGTTAATGCCTTGCGAGTAAGCAAAGGCATTATTGCCGTAGCAATCGACTTGGATATCAATCTGCAGCAGTTTGGTATCCGTGTCCGGCGCATTCTCGTCATCGGGCACGCCGTCAGCTTGGAGCACCGCAATATTTGTCCCGATGCGCTTTTGCGTGATGGGCGTGTAGACGATGTAATCATTGTCCTCCGGAAGCACTTCGCGCGATTGGTTCCCGCGGATAATGCGGTCTCCGTTGATGGCTGTAACGAATGCCAGCCAGTCGTAAACGTCCGTCATAAAGTCAGGGGAATTATCAATCGTCATCTGCGACCACTCCCTTCGGAGGTTCTACCTGCTCGATAGCCAGCACCGACAACCAGCCTTCAGTAGCATAGCTTTCGCGTATGGCCACGATGAGCCAGTAAGTCCCATCGGCACGTTGGATGATGTCGCCTGCGTTCTGAGATACTCGGTTAATGACATCAGCGGGCGCAGCAATCCATGCTTTGATGGATTGCTTGGCCCTTGCCACTCGTTCATTGAGCTCGATGTCAGCTGCACTTGGCCTCTGAATCTGAGCCCGCACCGTCGACTTAACATAGCTCGGGATAATCTTGCCCTTGGTGTTGGTCACGCCAGTGCACCGATAGAGCGTTATCATCTCATGGCGGTTTACTGCGCCGATGGCGCCTTTGACAATATCATGAAGGTTCATCAGCTCTTCACCTCCGAAATGACTGACGCCAGCATCTGGCCTGTGTCAATGAGTGGATGGTCTGGCTCGACTTTGCCCTTCGCCATTTTTGCCGCCACAGTGCGAGGCGCATTCGGTGCAAACGAGCCCTTTTGGATAGTCTGCTGGACATGCGCTTTCATCTGTTCGCCGACCAGCCCCATTGCGCGGACAGCATTGTCCTTTTTGATTTCGTTGTAATTAAGCGTACCGGCTAAAGTCTTACACCATTCCTCCTGGTGCTCGGAAACCGTAGTACGCATAAACGGGCGGGATGGTATGCGGGACGTTCCAAGCTCATTATAAATGGCGTATTCAGGGATAGACTTGCCGTCTGTTGTCGTCGCACCGGCAGGAATGCCCGCCCGCACAGAAACTTTAAGTCCGGCTATTTTTTCAAGCACTTTTTTGTACTTGTCCCCGCCTGTAACTTCCACCTTCATAGCCGTTTCCTCCCGGGAAACCACAAGCCACCTAAGCGATAACGCTTGATGGCCTGCCAATACGCAGAGCCGCAGGGAGTCAGATTAAACCAATTCGCGTCGTCGATTCCGGCCAGCAGGCTGGAATAGGTGACTTGCACTTCGCCCTGCTTCGCCGATGTCATTGCGCCGGCTGTGCCTCTTGTGGCAAGAGTCGCAAGATGGCAGACCAGCATGAACAGCAGATTTTCCTTTTGCGCTTCAGGAATTCGCGTATCATCCTCAATGCCTGAAATCATCAGCGCATTGTTCCACATGAATTCCAAAGTGGCATCAGGGATTTCCGCAAACTGCGGATAAATCGTGCGAAACTTCTCAATATCGAAAGTCATAACAAGCCCTCCTTATTCGGCGGCTTTCTTACGGCCTTTCTTCTTTTCCTGAGGCGCAGCGGGCTCCTCGCCATTTGCTTTGCTGGACAGCTCAGCCTTGGCGTCCTTCTCCGTCTTCGGTGTAGTGGCTTTGATGAAGCCCTTCTTAAAGAGGCTCATGGAGCCATAAACTTTTTCGACTTCCGCCCAAAGGTCTGCATCCACATCATGCGTTACACCATAAGAGCCAGCACCGGGAAGGTGCGAAGACGGAATAACTGCGCCATTCTGGCGAATAAGCGAGCCGCTTCCGTTGATTTTTACTTTATGAATCTTGCCAGAATTGTCCGTGACATCAAAGACGATGTCACGAACACTATTCAGCAAGACCGTGACAGTAGTTGCCATGGTCATAACCTCCTAAATCAAATGCCCGTCATCGTGCCGATAGCAAACGGCAGCTGAACGATGGCGCCATAAGTACCTGCGCTGACCT